TATTGAGCAGATTGCTGCTAAGGATGTACCTGCTGGTAAGGAGTATCAGATTGTAGATGTTACTGACATACCTGGGGATAGAACTTTTAGAAATGCTTGGGAGTACGCATAATGCCTATTACTGTTAATCTAACTAAAGCTAAAGACATAGCTCATGAGATGCGTAGAGCTAAGCGTGAGGAAGAGTTTAAGCCACACGATGATGTGATTGCTAAACAGATTCCTGGTGCTGACGCTACTGCTGCTGAAGAGGCTAGGGTAGCTATCAGAGCTAAGTACGAAACAGTACAAACAGATATTGACAGTGCGTCAGATGTTGATGCTTTAAAAACTGTTGTGGAGAATATGTAAATGTCTAAAGTTGTAATTCAGGGTAACGCTAGTGGGACAGGTAACTTTACCATTGCTGCCCCGAATAGCAATACTGACAGAACATTTAACTTACCTGATGCTGCTGGTACAGTTGATAGACTAGAACGTGCTGGTAATGTATTGCAAGTTGTTCAAACTGTTAAGACAGATACGTTTAGCACAACTGCTCTTGGTAGTAGTCCTGCTGATGTTACTGGAATGTCAGTATCAATTACACCCTCAAGTTCTTCTAATAAAATATTAGTTATGGTTAATGGTATGGGTGGTTATAACAATTATCAAGTAATGGTTAGATTAGTTAGAGATTCTACTCCTATATCTATTGGAGATGCTAATGGAAGCAGACCAAGAATGTCTACAGCTTTTGGTGCTTATACTGCTAATGGAGCTTATGAACAGTATCACCTAGGACCGTTTAGTATTTGTTATTTAGATTCTCCAGCTACTACATCCAGTACTACATATAAATTGCAAATGGGAACTTACTCAACTTATGCTGTTTATTTAAATAGAAGCCATGGTTGGCAAGATGCTACTAATTATGATCCAGCAGTAGCATCATCAATTACAGCAATGGAGATAGCAGGATGAATCATAAAGCTATTTACGCTCTTTATCCTAATGTACGTTGTATTGACGATACTGCTGGCGCAATGGATGCTGACGGTAATTCAGTTGCTATTGACATGGATGCAGTCAATGCTTGGGTTGATCCAGACGCATACAAGTTTAGTAGAGCATTAGAGTATCCCGCTATTGGTGACCAGTTAGATGCCTTGTTTCATGCTGGAGTATTTCCTGCTGACATGGCTGCACAGATTCAAGCAGTTAAAGACAAATATCCAAAAGGTTAATTATGAGTACCATTGCAGTCAACGCAATTACAGATGCTAACGGTGGTAGCACTACATCGATCAATGGCACTACGCCTAATGCTTATAACACAGTAGGCAAGAACTTAATCATTAACGGTGCAATGCGTATTGACCAAAGGAATTCTGGTAGTGCGTTTACTATGACTACCGATAATCAATATACTTTAGATCGTTGGAACACAAGAACTTATGGAGGAAGTGGTAGATTTTCTACGCAACAAAGTTCAACTGCTCCAGCAGGATTTGATACATCTGCTCTGTTAACAGTAACTACAACAGAAAATAGCGGTAGCTACGGTTATGCTATTGGACAAAGACTAGAGGGCAATACTATTGCTCACTTAAACTGGGGAACTTCTGACGCAAAAGATGTGACATTTTCTTTTTGGGTTAGGTCTAGTGTAACAGGAGCATACTGCGTTTCTTTTAGACCATACAACGGAACTTATAGTTATGTGTCAGAGGTTACGATTTCTTCTGCGGACACATGGGAAAAGAAAACAATTACTGTTACTGGTCCAACAGTGGGAACATGGGCTAATGATAATGCTGGTGCTGTACTGATCGATATTACATTAGGTTCTCAAACAAGCAAAGAAACTGCAACAACAGATTCTTGGCAATCTGGAAACTATGTATCTACTGCTAATCAAGCAGACTGGATGGGAACATCAGGAGCAACATTTTATTTCACAGGAGTCCAACTAGAGGTTGGCGAGTCAGCTACTGAGTTTGAGCATCGTCCTTATCCCGTTGAGTTAGATTTATGTCTTAGGTATTATCAAAAATGGGATTACAACTCAGGGTATTATTTTTATGCTTGCACTCATGGTTCTTATTCTTTTGTTCAATTAACTTTAAAACCTATGAGAGCATCGCCAACTGGCACACAAACTGCTTCTAATTATCATTCATCATATCACTTACCTATAGTAACTCAATTTTATATAAGTGGAACTACTGGTTGGATAAGTGCTTTTACTTTAGATGCGGAGTTATAAATGTATAAATTACAACCTAATCATCCAATAACAAATGAAACATCTAGTGCAGTTATTAGACTTTCAGATAACGCAACTATTCCATTTGACGAAGCAAACAGAGACTATCAAGAATACTTAGAGTGGTTAGCAGAGGGTAACACACCAGAGGCTGCTGATGGCTAGACTAAAGCTAGAACACACTAGACCTATCCCTAAGCGATCTAAGATGAGTAAGCGTAAGAAGAAAGCTCAGATTGCTAAGAGGAGTAGGAATCAAAAGAAAGAGTTATTCAGGTGAAGAACTTTGACTTAGCTACATTACTTGCTGGAATCATACCTGTCATGTTGGCTGCAATGTGGTGGGTAATTAGTAATGTTAATGAGCTAAGAGGTGACATCCAATTACTACAAGCTAACATGATGATGTTGGTTGATCCACAGGGACAGATTATTCCTAGCCCTGGTAATGCTTTTGCAAGACAGGAACTAAAAGAAGAGATCATTGAAAGACTAGCAGACCTACACGTTAGAGTAAAACTATTGGAGGCTAAGAGTGAAGAAGGACAGTAGACTAGCAAGAGCAGGTGTATCAGGTTACAACAAGCCTAAGCGTACACCAAGTCATCCTACTAAGTCACACGTTGTTGTAGCTAAAGAAGGTGACAAGGTTAAGACTATTAGGTTTGGTCAACAGGGTGTCACAGGCGATAGACAACCAACAGCTAGACAAAAGTCATTTAAAGCTCGTCATGCTAAGAATATCGCTAAGGGCAAAATGTCAGCAGCTTACTGGGCAAATAAGGTGAAGTGGTAATGGATGACTTAAACCAACAGATAGGTAGACTAGAAGCTCAGGTTGAATCCTTACAGCACCAGATGAAAGAGCTACGTCAGGACGTTAAGAATATGTCTGATGTAGTTACTAAGTGGAAAGGTGCTGGTGCTTTGCTGTTGATCTTAGGTGCATCGCTAGGGTGGTTGGTCGATGTCATTGCTAAAAGATTATAGAAAGTACTTGACTTTTATAGCGTTTTGTGGTATAACGATGCTACAGGGATGCTCTGCAATAACGGCAGCAAAGGCGTTAATGCCTGGTAAATCAGGTACTAACGTTAATGCTAATGCTCAGGTAGGTAAAGAGAATACACAGCAACTTGTAGGCAAGCAAGAGAACACAAAGATTGAAGGTGAAAATGTCAATGTCAATCAAACCAAGAAAGACAATGACACAAGTATAACATCAGAGAAAGTAGAAAGTCTAGTGCAAAATAACACTAACGTACCTATTTGGTATTTATTGTTATTGGTATTAGGTTGGTTACTTCCAAGTCCGCAAGAAATCTGGAATGGTTTTGTAGGATCGATAGAAAGAATAATACATGGCTCGAACCGTAAGCGCAGTTACAACAAGAACAACAACAGGTGAACATACGCTGTTTACTGTACCTCCTAAGAACACTGGGTTGTGGAGCATGATGTTTGTTTCTAGTACAGCGGGTACTGAATCGCCTAAAGTTTACTGGTGGGATAGTCATACATCAACTAAGTATACCATACTACAAGGTAAGAACTTAGGTGTAGGTGAGTATATTTTATTATCTGATGCTGTTGTAGCTCTGCAAGAAAACGATGAAATAAGAGTTGAGAATGCAGGGTCAAACGCATTAACATATATTGCAACCGTAGAACTCAGACCTGCTGAGGCTATTCAATTCCACTCATAGGAGCTAATCAATGACACCATGTCCTACTTGTCCTTACCCTAAAAAATGTAAAGCTGCTGGTAAGTGTTTAAAAAAAGCTATGAGAAAGACAAAGAAGTAATGCCTCTAAAAAAAGGTAAGAAGAACGTAGGTTCTAACATCAAGAAGCTAAAGAAGGAAGGCTACCCACAGAAACAGGCGGTAGCTATTGCCTTATCTACGGCTAGGAAGAAGAAGAAATGAACTACTTAGAACTTGTCAATGATGTGTTGGTAAGGCTTAGAGAGGATGAGGTAACTGCTGTTACTGACACGCCATACTCTAAGTTGCTTAGTAAGTACGTTAATGATGCTAAACGATTAGTTGAAGATAGCTATCAGTGGAACGCATTGTCTGAGACACTTACTGTGACTACAGCTAATGATCTGTTTAACTATGTGATGACAGGTTCTGGTCAACGCTTTAAAGTTATTGATGTTATCAATAGTCCAGATGATTTGTTTCTTGAGTACGTTCCTTTTAGCAAGATGAATAACTGGTTTCTTAATCAGTCACCACAAAAAGGATCACCAATGTACTACAACTTTAACGGTGTAGATACTAATGGTGACACACAAGTTGATCTGTATCCTATACCTGACGGTGCGTATGATATTTTCTTTAACATCTACAAACCTCAAGCAGCTTTATCAGCTAACAGTGACGCATTAAAAGTACCAGCAGAACCTGTTATTAAGTATGCTTATGCTATGGCTGTAGCAGAGCGTGGTGAAGATGGTGGATTGTCTGCACAAGAAGCTACTGCATTAGCAGATATTTCATTGGCAGATCATATAGCTATTGAAAACGGCAGGTATCGTGATGAATACGTTTGGCATGTTGCGTAATGGCTAAACCGTTACAAACATCTACTATTTCAGCACCAGGTTTTCTTGGTATTAATACGCAGGAAAGTAGTGTTGATTTGTCATCAGGTTACGCATTAGAAGCATTTAATTGTGTGATTGATAAGTTTGGACGTATTGGTGCTAGACGTGGGTGGCAAAAACAAAATGCTTCTACTAACACAGATTTGTCAACTAACGATATTGAGTTCTTGTTTGAGTTACCAGAGACAGCTACTGTACTAGCTGGTGGTAACAATAAGTTATTTAGTTTTGCTAGTGGCACAATAACAACTGAGTCAGTGTACGACAATGCAGGAACGTCTACAATCAGTTACACAATATCGGGTAACGATTGGTCAGCATCTAGCATTGTGTACGGTGAAGGACCAGATATTAGTCCTCATGCTTATTTAGCACAAGCAGGTCATGTACCTTTAGTATTTCATAAGTTAGGTACTGGTCACGCACATACAGGAAGTTATGGCTTTCAAGTATTAGACGATGGTACTAATGCTGTTGGTTCTGTTCCTACGCCTTATGACGGTAACGAAACACAATTTCAACCTAACTTTGTATTAGGAGCTTATGGTCGTACTTGGTGGGCAGATATTGCTGGAGACACACAGACAGTGTACTTTAGTGCATTACTGGACGGATCAAATCTGTCTACTGGTGATTCAGGTTATCTATCTTTGGTAGACGTATTTCCTAATGGTGACGAGGTAATAGGACTAGCAGCACACAACGGTTTCTTAATTATCTTTGGTAAGAGAAACATTGCAGTTTACGCTAACCCTATTGATGTAACACGGTTAGAGTTAGTTGACTTAATTGCTAACGTAGGATGTATTGCAAGAGATAGTATCGTTAATACTGGTACAGATGTAATGTTCTTGTCTGATACTGGAGTAAGAAGTATTGCTCGTGTTGTCCAAGAAAAGTCAGCACCTATTAACGATATATCTTTTAATGTCAGAGATGACTTGGTTGGTTTTGTTGCATCAGAATC